TAAGACCATAGACGCCGATCTTGATGAGCACGGGTACTTGGCCGGATGTGAGTACATCGATGAATTGTTCAAATGGCACAGGGAGAAGGAGCGCCGCAATGAAAGCGCTTGAGCTGTTTGCAGGTGCCGGTGGCGCGGCTCTCGGCCTCAAGGCCGCTGGGTTTGAACACCTAGCTTGCATAGAGAACGACCAAGACGCTGCCGCCACCCTTAAAGCCGCTGGCCTTCCAGCGTTAGAGGGAGATGTTCGCGACCTAGACCTTTGTATTGGCTTGTTTCCAGACCTCCTATGGTCCTCTTTCCCGTGCCAGTGCTGGAGCATTGCCGGGAAGCGGCTGGGCGCCGAGGATGAGACCAGCGGGGATGGCTGGGCCTGGACTCGAGATGTTATCGACTTTACTCAGCCGCGCTGGTTTATCGGAGAAAACGTGGTCGGGCTAACGACTCACCGATCCGAGTGCGAGGGGGGCTGTATTGGAGAGCAGGGGTGCCCAGCGTCATACCTTGACAGGGTCATCCTTTCAGACCTCCGCATGTCTTTTCCTTGGGCCGAAGCTCGCATCCTAAACAGCAGCTCTTTTGGCGCTCCGCAGCATCGAAGAAGGATTTTTATCGTGGCTGGACCTGGCCCAATAAAGTGGCCGGGGCCGACCCACGGCAAAGACACGGGCCAAATGGATCTCTTTGGAAGGAAGCTGATTCCGTGGGAGCCGATGGGGAGCGCACTAGAGTCTTGCGAGATCGAAGAAGGGAACTGCGAGAGATGGGACATAGCCTCTTCCGAGCCGTGGCGGCTAGACATCCCGTCGCCAGCCGTTTGCGCCACCGAGTACAAGGGGGCTCGACACATGACTAACGCCACAGCATCGAAAACCCCTCAGAGGGCCTCAGACGCCCTTTTCAGGGCAACAGGAAGGAGGAGGCTGACAGCCCGAGAATGCGCGAGCCTGCAGGGGTTTCCAAAAGACCACCCATTTCAGGGCGGCAAGGTCTCGCAGTATCGACAAGTTGGAAATGCTGTGCCTCCGCGACTGGCTGAAGTGGTGGCGCGAGCTGTGATTAGCAAACAAGCAGAGATGGAGGAAAGATGATCAAGCCGGGTCAAATACTGTCCCGCCTACGTGGCACTATCAATCAACCGAGTCACTGTCAGCGGTGGGGATGTATCCTCCCGGTCGGTAAGGACTCAATTTATGGCTTCGGCCCGGTGTGCATGGTGTGCACCTATGAGCTTAGAGCCCAACCACCAGAGCACCCTGGAGAAGCAGTTGGAAACACTTCACTACTCGCCTCGACCGAACATACTGACTAACTCTGCTATGGGCCGAATGAGGGCCTGTGAGCGCAAATACTACCTAAGAAACGTGGCTGGCCTGGTCCCTCGTGGCCGAAGCGAAAGCCTGATCAGGGGCTCTGCCTTTCACGAGGGCATCGACAGTCAAGACCCAGAGGTGGCATCTCGCTACCTGAGACAGAGCGCGGCCATCCGAATGCCCGCCGGCTTCATTGATGAGAAGCAGGAAGAGAAGGCCATCATCGTTGAGGTGATGGTTAAGGCGTCGCTCGATAAGTGGGGCGACTGGCCTGACCGCAGAGAAGTTCCTTTTCGCCTGCCTGTCGTTAGCCCCAAGGGTTGCCCGTCGCGCTCGTATGACATGGCTGGTGTGCTCGACGGATGGCCGTCCAACGATCCCTCAAGCTTCTGGTACGACAAGGCTGGCGAGTGGAAGACGGCATCAAGGCTTAACTCAGACTACATCCTCGGCCTGAAGACTAGGTCTCAGCCGATGGCTTACTGCTGGGCGAGCTCGATGATCCTCGGGCGCAAGATCCGCACGGTCGTCTACCGCATCGTTCAAACCCCTGGCATCAGGCGGAGGACAAAGAAGCAGCCCGAGACGCTTGCTGAGTTCCGCGCACGCTTGATCCAGTACTACTTAGACAAGCCAGAGCTTTTGTACGAAGAGCACATGACCTACAGCGACACACAGATCGACGACTGGCAGAGCCAGATGTGGGAAGTGTCGAAGCGAGCCAGCGACATCCGTCAACGCAAGCGCCTTCCGATCATGAACGACGCGAGCTGTGTCTCTATGTGGCGCTGTGAATACCTCGACCTATGCGCTCAGTCCGTAAACGAGGACGCTTTTGATGTGGTCGAAGATCTACACCCAGAATTAACAGCGGCGCAGGCCGCAGAAGGAGAGAACAGTGAGTGATTTCAAATTGCCGGAAGGCAAACACCAGCCCAGAACAAAGCTTTCACAGAGCCGCTACATGGTCGCAGGGCCACCCGGCATCGGAAAGACGTTCTTCGCTAGTCAATGGCCCAACGCGCTCTTCCTAGCAACCGAACCGGGGGCACACCTCATGTCGGTAGCCGAAGGCGAGATCCGCAGTTGGGATGCGTTCAACTCTGCAATGGACAAACTCGAGTACACCAAGCACCCGTACCGGACCGTCATCATCGACACTGTCGATAACCTGTACTTCCGATGCGTCGAACATGTCTGCCGCGAACTGGGCGTAAAGCACGTGTCGGACGCTCCCTATAAGGGGTGGGAGGTGTTAAAGCTAACCTGGACCGAGGGCATTCATCGGTTTGCCTCTCTCAAGAACAAAGAGGGTGAGCAGATTTGCCCGCTGTTCATTGGTCACACCAAGTCGGTTCCGGCCCGAGAACGAGTAGACGGTCGCATGATCGAGACCGGCGCGATGATCCAGAGTTCCAACCTTCCCGGCACGGGGAGGGGCATCCTGCACTCCGCCATTGACTTCCTGTTTGGGGTCCACATGGACAACGACGGCAAGCGGTGGCTCATCACACAACCCACTGAACTGGGCGGCACCCTGTACGACGCGAAGGGCAGGGGCACCCCTGACCAGATGCTGCCAACAAAAATCCCAATGACTTTCACAGCCCTCAACGACTCCTTCAAGGAAGTCTTCGGCGGCACTAACAATGGAGAGAGCAATGTCTAACTACTGGAGCAACGTAGGCTCAGCCAGAGACACTTCACCCAGCTCAAACGAGCGCATCAAGACCGACGAAACCGTTTCCCCTGGCTTTTACGTCACCGAGGTCATTGACTTCGGCGCCTGGTTTAACGACCGGGATCGCCAATGGAACTGCAAGTTTTCGCTGAAGATCGTCGAAGGGGTTCACCGAGACAAGTTTCTCGTGCGGTGGTCCTCGATGACCCATGAAAGGGCAAGCGACAACTTCGATCTCTTTATGCACACAATGGGCGAGTTGCCCGTCTTCGACCCAATCGCAGGGTTTTCTGACTATGCCGCTGTGCGAAACCAGATCCAAGGCGCGGTAGTTAAGGTCAAGATGGACATCAAGGTGGCTCAGAACGGCAAGAGGTACTTCAATGTGTACGTTCAACAGAACGTCGCGATGGGTGGACCGCGTGACGCGGGGGCGCCTACTCCGTCTGAGGCGAACAGTTCCCATGAGGCGGGCCCAGCGCCATCGCCCGCTCCTGGGCTGTCCATAGAGGGTCCCTCGTCGGTAGACGAGTACAACGACCTAGACGCACCAAATAACGACGACATTCCTTTCTAGGAGCCAGCAGCGGCGTTTTCCCGTCAGCCACCTGTTGCCCCCCTGCCGCTGTGGTTAATTGCGGGGGGTAGCAGCGGTGCTAGACCAGGGTCCAGGTCGAAACCACATCCTGCGAAAAGGTTGTGGATGGGCCCATAAAACACCGATCTAAGGAGCGAGTATGAGGTACACGGTGGTTCGATGTGATGAGTGCGGCAAGGATGAGTGGCTCATCTTTCCGGCGAAGAGCCCAGAGGGTTGGCGCAAGAAAATAACCGAGAGCGGAGAGGTCTGGGACCTATGTCGCAGGTGCGACCGAAGGGTTCGCGGGCTGCCAGCTACGGTGCTGGGCGAAACAAACCGCTTCATAGTTGAGCGTCTTCTTCGGGATATGCCAAGGGCTAACGACCGGGAGATTGCTGCAGAGGCCGCTGCCTACGGGATCCAGATGTCAGGAGAAACCGTCCGAAGGCACCGAGTCGCGCTGGGGGTTCCTGTGGCCCGAACCAGAAAGAGGGGGCTTCGCGAGGCTGTCTTTTTTGGGGAGAGGGTGACTAGATGATGATCTTCGTTGGAGTAGACCCTGGGCTGTCGGGGGCCCTTGTAGCGATCAGCGAGGCGGGCAAAATAGAGGGACAGCTCATCATGCCCAGGCTGAGCGGGAGCAAGGGACCTTTGGACACGAGGACTATCCTGTCGTGGCTTCTGGAGATGAAGAGCCTGACGGGCAGCGGGTCGTTTTTTGGCGCCATCGAGCGCGTCTCTACCAGGCCCGGTCAGGGAGCCACGTCCACCCTAACCACAGGCGTTAACTGGGGTCGGTTAGACGCCCTCTTTATAGCCATTGGGGTTCGCTATGAAACGCCTACGCCGCAGCAATGGAAGCGGACCCTGGGGCTTCCTAAGCGTTCCGGCAAAGAGCGGGCTCAGGGCAAGATAGACGCTGTTGAGATGGTGTCGAGGTTGTTTCCCGAAATGGACCTGATGCCCGGTAAGAGGAGAGTCCCCCATGATGGGCTGGCAGACGCTGCGCTCGTCGCGGAGTACGCTCGAAGGAAGCTCCGCTAAAGACGGAACCTGAGAACATGAGCCTGCTTCTTCATGCGTGCGCTCATGCCACTGGCAATCCGGCCTCCGTCCTTATGTAGACTGGCCGACACTCTGGGCAGGCGAGCTCGACGAAGAGAAGAGTCTCTTCTCGCCGCCATCGTCCAGACGTTGGTAGCAGCCATAGCAATGAACGGGATCACGTAGTCGTTTAGAGGGGCAAGATCCTCGTCACCGTAACGAGCACCGTTCTCGAGTCGGTAGAGCAGCTCGGCGCAGTACATTTGATCTTGCTCGATGGTCTTCAGCTCAGATACCTCTAAGGACAGGTCGTAGATGACCTCGGCAAGCACGTTGAGGACTACTCCGTGATGCGTACTAAACGCCTCTAGAGCCTCTTTCCTGCGAAGAACGCGGTCTCTTCTCTTCTTGTTGCCCATCAATCACCTCGAGGCTAATAGGGTGACGAGGAACAACAGTGCTGCAGCCCCTGCGCCAGTGGCGGCGCCCACCGCAAACAGCTTGGGCTGCATCTCTTTCGCAATCCGCAACTGTTCCTCACGGGCCTGAACAACGCTAAGAGCGTAGTCTCTGTCCGACTGTCTGCCGGTGTAGCTAAGGTCGAGTGACTTGCGGCACTCCCCTAGAAGGTCGGCCTCGTCAAGTAGAGCGTCTAAGCGATTCGGGGGAACAAGCATTCCAATGCAGTCAGGATCTATGCCTGGTCCTATGGGTTGAGCATTGTCGCACCACCCTGGCTCTGGGGACCGAGGCTCTATCTCTGGAATCGAGGCTCTGGGGAAGTCCTCAAGCAGGCTCTTTGTCGTGATGGGGGAGTGGGCGCACCCCACAGCGAAGAAGGCCACAGCGGCCAGCACAGCGGCTCTCATCGGCTATTGAACCGATCCGCCAGACCCTCAAGGTCTAACGCGGTGTCTGGCTCTGGTTCTTCGGTGATGGAGTCGATGTTGTCTTGAACCTCGTCAACGCGCTTCTGTTCCGCTATCAGGGCTCGCTTGTGGTCTTTGGCTGCAGTCTTTATCTGCCTCTTCGCCTGCACAGACCTCTTCGCTCGCCCAAGGTCTCCCTTGGCGCCAGCCAGAGCGATCAGTATCGCAGCCACCCCTGCGGCGGCAGTGGCTGCGCCAATAAGAACAGACCGTATCCGAGGGAACTTCCATGCGGAAAAGCAGAGGGCGATTGCTGCAAGAATGCAGATAACTATAGGAGCTGTCATCAGTCCTTCCTCGAGACAGATGCGCCAGAGATAAGCTTCTGGAGCTTCTTCGGCAGGGCTTTAGATACGGCCAGGTAGATGCCGGGAGACATTGATCCAGCAATGCAGCCCAAGAGCGGTCCCCAACTCGGCTCAAACCAACCGGGCCAGAGAGGCATGTAGCCTATGATGCCGCCGATAACAACACAGAGAGTGCGGGTTAACCATCGGTAGAACTCCTCCTGACCCTTTGTCAGCTTGCCGATAGGATGGGAGTGGTACTTCGCCAGCATCCTAATCCCAGGCTTCACTATCTGCCCGATGACTGCGTAAGTAGCTAGGGAGATCCCTCCAGCCCGAATAGCGAGGTCCATGTACTCAGAAACAGTCATCTACTTTTCTCCAACCAGTCGAGTCTTTGATCTAGTAACCGAAGGTCTGCTTTGATTTCACCGATGACCCTCATGTGGTCCATGCTAGTAGGAGGGCTCTTCATGTCAGTCTCTATTTCCGCGAGCGCCTCTTGAAGGCTGTCAAGCCTAGCCCGAACAGCATCCAGGTCTGACTCGGCGGCAAGGGTATCAAGATCCCCCTGCGCTTCCTGAAGACTCCGAACGTCTGACCGAATATCGTGATACAGCCCAGCTACCGTAAGCGCCTGCGTTATTAAAAAAACGCACAGCCCTATCACGACTTTCAAGGGCAGCTTCGCCTCCTGCGCGTCGGCTGCTTCCCTCTCTGCCAGCCCCTCCATCATCGCTTCCTTGACGGTCGCAATGGTCTTCGTGGTTGACCACTGTGGCAGGTCGTCGGTCACTCACTGGTTCCCTCCGATGAATCGTCATCGTCGGTCTCAGCGGAGTCGTCATCTCCAGCAGAGTCGTCGTCACCGAGGGGGCTCCCAATGGGCCCCCACTGAATCACCACAATCGACAGAAGTAATCCGGCAACGGCGATGAAA